TCTAACAGGTAAACTCCAACGTGCACAAAAAGAACCAAAAGCAGACCAATGGGAAGTAATTGAATTCCCGGCAATCTTGCCAAGCGGTAATCCGGTGTGGCCGGGTTATTGGAAACTAGAAGAGCTTGAAGCAGTGAAAGCATCTGTAAGTATACTAAAATGGAATGCACAATACCAGCAAAATCCCACAGCTGCAGAAGGTAGTATTATAAAACGCGAGTGGTGGAATGTTTGGGACAAAGATGAACTACCACCACTACAACATGTCATACAAAGTTATGATACGGCGTTTATGAAAAAAGAAACTGCCGATTATAGTGCTATTACCACCTGGGGTGTTTTTACCCCAGACGAGGACAGCGGACCGCAATTAATCTTAATTGATATGATTAAAGATAGATACGAGTTCCCGGAACTACGGCGCGTGGCCAAAGAACAGTATGATTATTGGAAACCCGAAACGGTGATCGTGGAGGCAAAAGCGTCAGGACTGCCATTAACCTACGAATTACGTAAATTAGGCATACCTGTTATTAACTTTACACCAAGCAAAGGAAATGATAAACATACTAGGATAAACTCTGTTGCACCGTTGTTTGAGTCAGGAATGGTTTGGGCACCGGATACGAAATGGGCAGAGGAAGTGATTGAGGAATGCGCTGCATTCCCGCTAGGTGAACATGATGACTTAGTGGACAGCATGACTCAAGCAGTAATGAGATTTAGACAAGGTGGCTTTGTTGACCATCCCGAAGACTATGAGGATGAACCGTTGCCACAACAACAAAGGACGTACTATTAATGTCGAAGGCAAAAATAATAAAAGGTTTACTATCTTTATTTAAAGAAAAGACTTCTAAGAATAAAGCTAAAAGAATTATAGCTAGTGGTGAAGATCCTGCTGAGTTAGGTTTTGCTAAAACAGTAGACATGGGACCACCACGTGATCCTGGTGTAGATTATGAAACTGCAGCCGCACTTAAAAAGTCACGTAAAATTTTTGATGCCCAACAAAAAAACTTAAACCCATTACAAGAAGAAATGGATAGAATGTTGGCATTAGAAAAAGCCAACTTAGATGAAAGTTTAAACAAATTAAAAATTCAATCAGCAGAAATGGAAGAGATGACTAAAGTGCTAGATGAGTTTAATCGTATTGCTGATGAAGACGGCATGGAAGAGGCTTTAAAGGCCATGGAAGGTTTAATGAATCCTAAAAGAACGTTGAACGCGGACGGTGGTAGAGTTGGCATGTTATCCGGTGGCTTAGCCAAAGGTATTATGCAAGCAGTCAAAGCTGCAAAAAAAGGTTATAAACCATTTGGTGAAAAACAAACTTACAAACAAAATGTTAAAAAGGTAGGACTAGCTAATGAAGAGGCTTTAGTTAGAAACTTTGAAAGAGAATCTATTGGCGCTAAAGAAGAAAAACTTTTTGATATATATGAAGATATAGCTACTGGTAAACGGTACGATATGGTTTCTGAGTCAACTAAAAAAGATATGTTAGCAGCACTTGAACAACGTATGCGTGAAGTTAATGTAGACGGCGGTGATTTCCAAAACTTTATGATGTATCTAACACCAAAAATAAAAAGTTTTGATATTATACCTAACAGCACTAAAAGTGGAATTATTAGTGATTCTAAAGCAGGGCTATCTTATCGTGATAATGTAGTACCATTTAAACCTCGAGAAAAAAAGTTTAAAGGTGGTTTAGCGGGTTTATTAAAATTAATAGGACCACAGTTAGAAAAAACTATGACTACGCAAAAAGGTGTGGCTAGAGCACAACGTTCAGATGCTATAGGTGACATGGAGCAAATTAAAAATATTATTAGAGACGAAGGTACCGATTTAACTAGAAGAATAGACACGCCTGCAGGCAGCAAAACTATAGATGAACTAGAACAAATGATACAAGACTCGCCACGTTATAGTGACAAAGAAAAAAATATATTCTATAATCTTATAGACTATGAAAAATTTAGAGCCGATACTATTTATAATAGTTCAAAAATACAAAAAGCACTTGCTGAGGATCCAGAGGGAACAGAACAGTTTTTAAAAGACTTGTATAAACTAAAAGGAAGCGATAGTGGTTTTAATATGGGCGGTCGCGTAGGTTTTAAAGATGGTGATAAAGTAGATACAATGTTTGAGCCTAGGTATGATAGTTCATCAGGAGAATATGATATTAAAGGTGGAGCTAAAGTTGGACCTTTTGATATTAGTGTAGGTAGTAGAGGTAATGAAAACTATAACATGGATCCAATTATGGAGTATGAAGCGGGTTTAGATTTACCTAATGACTTTAGATTAACAGGCGGTTATTATGATGATGCCACAATGGAAGATGGTATGATGTCACCAGAAGATCAAATAAGGCTGCAGATAGAAAAAAGATTTAACAAGGGTGGTTTAGTACCACCAGAAAAAGGCCCGGTGTCCAATGGCATGGGAAGTTTATTTAGGAGAAAATAATGGCTATAGATAAAGAAATGATACCAGGCAAAATGCCTACAGATGTTCTACCGGAAGACGTAGAACTAGAGGCACAAGATTTAAACCCATCTAACGAGATGAATATTGAGATGATGGAAGACGGTGGTGCAGAAATAGATTTTGATCCACAAGCAGAAGCGATGCAAGGCGCAGACCAGCATGACGCTAATTTAGTAGACTTTTTAGAAGACGATATAATTGGTGAAATATCTAGTGACATTTTAGCAGAGTTTGATGAATGTGATTCTTCACGTTCGGAATGGGAACAAACTTATAAAGAAGGTTTAGAGCTATTAGGTTTTAAATATGAAAATAGAGCAGAACCGTTTCAAGGCGCATCTGGTGCAACTCACCCAGTATTAGCCGAAGCGGTAACACAGTTCCAAGCACTAGCTTACAAAGAATTATTGCCTGCAGGCGGACCAGTTAGAACGCAAGTTATGGGTTTAGAGTCTTCAGAAAAAGTTGCGCAAGCAGCTCGAGTTAAAGATTTTATGAACTATCAATTGATGGTTAACATGAAAGAGTACGAACCAGAGTTTGATCAAATGTTATTTAATTTACCGTTGTCAGGTTCTACTTTTAAAAAAGTTTATTACGATGCAATCTTACAAAGAAGTGTATCTAAATTTGTACCAGCAGAAGATTTATATGTGCCGTACACAGCTACATCTTTAGACGACACCGAAACTATTATTCATCGTGTTAAGATGACTCACAATGATTTAGTGCAACATCAACTAGCTGGTATTTATAGCATGGATGCAGAAATTGGTGACAGTGGCACGTATCAAAACAATGACGTACAAGAACAAAAAAATAAATTAGATGGTACTGAAACTAATAAACACGATGTGCATTCTATTTTAGAATGTCACGTTAATTTAGAAATAGAAGGTTTTGAAGACATCAATCCTGAAACTGAAGAATCTACTGGTATGAAGTTTCCATACATCGTTACTCTTGAAGAGGACACAGGAGAAGTTTTAGCTATTAAACGAAATTGGAAAGTTAACGACCAATTAAAAAAACGACAAGATTATTTTGTACACTTTAAATTTTTACCAGGACTAGGCTTCTATGGATTTGGGTTAATTCATATGATTGGCGGACTTTCTAGAACCGCCACAGCCGCTCTAAGACAACTCTTAGATGCCGGCACCTTGTCTAATTTACCAGCCGGATTCAAGATGCGTGGCATCAGAGTCCGCGACGAAGCGCAACCGTTGCAGCCGGGCGAGTTTCGCGATGTAGATGCCCCTGGTGGAAACCTTAGAGACGCGTTCATGCCATTACCGTTCAAAGGACCAGATGCAACCCTATTACAATTAATGGGTACAGTGGTTCAGGCCGGTCAACGCTTCGCGAGCATAGCAGATATGCAAGTGGGTGATGGTAATCAAGGTGCAGCAGTCGGTACGACCGTCGCGCTCTTGGAACGCGGATCGCGGGTTATGTCAGCAATCCACAAACGTTTATATGCGGCAATGAAATGTGAGTTTATGTTGTTAGCTGATAACTTTGTCAGTTATCTACCAAACATGTATCCGTATGATGTTGTTGGCGGTCAAAATCAAATATTTAAAGATGATTTTAGTGCTAAAGTAGACATTGTTCCAGTTGCTGATCCAAACATCTTTTCACAAACACAACGTATTAGTATTGCACAATCAGAAATGCAGATTGCAATGACTAATCCACAGATGCACAATATTTATCACGCGTATCGACATATGTATGAGGCACTTGGCGTTAAAGATATTGATCAATTATTGCCACCACCGCCACAACCTTCGGCGTTAGACCCAGCAAGTGAGAATATATTGGCCTTAAATGGTAAAAAGTTTCAAGCATTTCCAAAACAAGACCACCAATCGCACATGAAAACGCATTTAAGGTTTATGGGCACTCCTGTTA